AACATTATCAACTGCTTCTGGTTATCCAAACAGTACAACACAAACTGAATCTTACAGAAGATTCTTCAATACTTCTGGTTTCTGGAGAAGAGACACAGAATCATTTTTAAATTTTGCAAGCGATGATAACGTTCTAAACTTTACAAGCTTTAGAGATAGACCGATTACGGTTTTTGCAATTAAATCATCACTTCCAGGATTTGATGTTACAGTACAGAATTGGTATGAAGGCGTACCAAGTGATCAAATTCCATCATTCCTAAGACAAACAGATCTTATTTCTGATTACAACATTAGAGTTGTAGTTGTTTCAGGTAATTGGACAGATTATAGCACACTAGCCGTTGATCAAAGATATTCTCTTTATTTTAATACAGAGGGTATCAGAAAAACAGAGTTTGATAACTTCCTAAGTGACAGCACAGTTACAGTCTTAGGAGATTATGAAGCTAGTTTAATTCCATATTTTGTGGATGCAAACGGAAGGGACATGTTTATAGAAAACTTAATTAATCTTGAGACAGATAGAACCGGTCTATTCTGTGCTTACGATTTCGATTTAGCTGAGACGGATTTTCCTAACAGATATTTAGATTTAGTAGGTAACACAGTAGTAGGTCAAGACATCGATCGAATTGATTTTCTTTCATACAGAGAGAATATCACAGAGTCCCTTGATTATGATAATAAAGAACTAGACAGTTTAGCAAATACGATTGGTAACACTGGAGCTATTTCTTCAAGAACCATAGATTTTACAGATGAATACATCAATGATGTTACTGTAGATTCAACTGGTGTTTTTGATGCTCAAGCTCTTGCTAATCCATCATTTGATATTACTGTAGGTCCTAATGGATATTACAACTTTGGAGGAGCTAGATATACTCTAGCAGCTGGTACAACCACAATTAACCTTCCTACTGTAACTACTCCTAGTACCGGTCTAGTTGCTGAAAGATATGATGCAATCATTCTCGATGATACAGGATTTAGTTCTGTTTCAGGTGTAGAATCGATAGCTGCAACACCATCACCTATTAAGCCTACTTTGGCTGCAGATGCTATTGTTATAGCATACGCTTTAACTAGTGTTGATGATTTAGGTAATGCAACTAACACATTAACGCATCTTACTCTTTCAGATTCAGGTTATGAGTGGTTAGACAATACAGATCTTGCTGCTCCTACCTTATTAGGTATAAATGAATTAGAGTTAATATTTGCAGCTACTGCAGGAAACATTGGCACTAATCAGTACGAAGAATACAGAAGAGTTAAGATGTACAACAACTTAAACGCTTTGTTAACAGGTCCTAATTCGGACAGAGCTATTATCATCGATAATTCAGGTGATAAGCACTCAATTGCTGACGCCGCTGTTACAGTTGATGAGACATCTGACAAAACAATCAGAATCATCATGAATGACACTGCGGTTGATATAAGCACACAATATTCAACCAGAACATACGTAATGTATGCAGTGGATAATGAGTTCGTAATCGGATCAGGTGCTGGTACATCTCCTGGTATGATAACTAAAAATACAGCAGCAACAACTAATGAAGGTGTTATTGCTAAGTATTCTGATATGTATATCGATTACCAAAATGGTTTAATCAATACAAGTGACTACTTCTGGGAAAAATTAGTTGAAACAGCTGATCCAGTAAACTTTGTTGATGTTGGTGGTGTAGATTATTTAATCTTAACTGTAGCTGATAACACAACTTTCACTGGATTACCACATAACTATGGAAATGCTGGTGATAAAATTTGGATTGAAGATACAGCTAACAACAATGGACTTAAAACTATTGCTGATACTGCTGTAGATCCATCAACTATTGCAGGTCTTGTTGACCCTGGTACTACTTTAGCATACGGTGCTGGTACTCACGTTGCTTATGAGCTTGTTGAGAATACTACTGCTGAATATATTACAGCTGCTTCAAATGTGAACATACATAAAGCTGATCAAAAGGTATACTTACAGTTCTACACTGTGAATGAAGTACTTTATGCGAATTACACAAATGAAGATTACACTGCTGAAATAGAGCTAAGTAACATTTCTGCTGTCAACAATACAATTAAGATATACTCTAACAGAAATAATTTCGAACAAACTCTTGAAGTTGAGTTCCCATCTGGATACGTTCAAACAGCAACTAAAGTGTTGGTTGATGGAACTAGATACAGTGAAGTTAAAATCGGAGATTACTTGAAAGCTTATGTTGATACAGGAGCTTTAAATCCAGGTGAAGAGCCTAAGAGATTAACAAGAATCATCGATAAAAGAGTTTGGTCAGGAGATCCTTCTCTTGTAGAGTTAACATGTGATTCTATGATTGATTTAGTAGAATTTGGGGTTGGAGATTTCCAAACCACTAGATACACTTCAATCGATCAATATGTTAATACTTATAAAGGTTTACAATTCGATGGATTTAGAATCAGACAGGATTCAATTCCTGATGGAACAGAGGAAAGACAAAGCGAAATCCTTGACTTAATGGACAGTGATACCAATTTAGGTAAAGCATTGATTGATAGAAACAGTAGCTCTTGGAGATACTTGGTTGATGGATTCGGTCTTGGTCTTACAGAAAGATCAAAACAACAATACGTTAACGTTTGTGGAGAGAGATTGAATGTTCTAGCATTCATTAATATGCCAAGTATGAAATCTTTTAAAGATTCTACTTCGCCTAGCTTTACTGATGATGAAGGTAACTTAGTTACTGAATTCATTAAATTAGGAGCTGATCCAGAATCTAACCCAGCGTTCAGATATACATTTGGACAAGGAGATGGACAAACAAATGTTGGTTACTTTGCGCCTTATTTAAATATAAGCGATAACAATAGACCAATTGATGTTCCACCTGCGATGTTTGTGGCAACCACATATATGAGAAAACATATCTCAAGAGTTTCAGGTCTTAGACCTTGGACAATTGCAGCTGGTGTTAATAATGGTCGAATCGAAGGAATCAACAGAGTTGAGTTTGACTTCTTACCAAGAGACATTGAGCAGTTGAATGAAATGGGAGCTAATCCTATCATTTATAATACTGCAAGAAATGTACACTACATTGAGACAGAAAACACTGCACAACAGCAGCCGTTATCATCTCTATCATTCTTACACTCGAGAGAGGTATTGATTGAGCTTGAGAATGCTCTTTATAATATGCTATTAGATTTCCAGTGGAAGTTCAATACAGCAGAAACTAGAGCTGATATTAAGTTTAGAGCTGATGCAATCTGTCAAAGATTCGTAGATCAGGAAGGATTGTTTAACTTTGTTAACGTCATAGATGAAACAAATAATACAAACGATATTATCGATCGCCAAATCGGTGTACTTGATACATTCGTAGAAATATCAAAAGGTATGGGAGTTATTGTTAACAATATAACTGTACTTAAAACAGGTGCTATTGAATCCGGTGGATTCGGTGTTGCCTAAATCATTAATCCCTGAAGAGATCGAAATCATTCGGTCTCTTCATAATGGGATATTTTGATTTAAATATATAAAATGAAGAAAAAATAAGGTTATAAAAGATGCCATTACCACATTTTTCAAATATTAGATCTCATAACGAGCTTTGGGAGCCTATATATCAGAATTTATTCGAGGTGAATTTCATTCTACCCCTAATATTACAAGCTGAAAATAGAGATCCAGTTCTTATGATGGAAAACTGTAAAAAGGTTAACTTACCACTTACTCCGGCAATTGGTAACGCAAGCCAAAAATTTAAATTCTCTGATAGAGAGTTCTTACTAACACCTGATAAAACAAGTGCTGAAGTTAATTTAGAATTTAACATAAACCAAGATGATACTAATTCAGTATTCGTTTGGAACACTTTAAAAAGATGGTATGATTTAGTATGGGATTCACAAACAGGGGAAACATGCTACAAAAAAGATATTGTAGGTACAATTGTTGTGTTACAACACGATAAAAAAGGTGTTGTTATTAGAAGAGTTGTATATAATAACTGTCAGATCAAGGAAGTTGGAGGATTTGATCTTGATTGGGGAAGTAACGGAATCTTCGAAGGAGTAACTGCTAACTTTATAGCGGATTACTGGGAAGATGTATACTTCGACAATATTTAATAATGGCATAATCTACATATATTATTATAGATTGAAGCAAGGGCTTTTTTAGTCCTTGCTTTTTTGTGTAAACTTTACTGCTAAACGTGAATATAATACTTATAGGGGAAGCAGACCTTATCAATATATAAACTACAAAAATTAATGAATACGTAATGGCAGAAAACGAAGATAATTACGAGAATGAAGAAGGATTCGGACATGATGATAACATGGATGATGAAGACTATCTGAAACAGTACGTAAGTGGAAAAGAGCTTGGAGAAGACAATGACAGGAATCTTGAGCCACCAGAAGAGCCTCCATCAGGTGGTGGCGGATCATACACAAAAAGCGGTGGTGACTATGAATATGAAACAGTTCCTTTAGATGAACTACCATGTGGAATGTTCTACCCAGAAGGTATGAGAGTCATGGTTAGAGCTGCTAAAGTTGCTGAAATTCAAGCGTATTCAGTTGTTGATGATAAAAATAT